TTACCCGATCCTCCTCTTCAAAATCGTCAGCACCGGACCTCTAGAGTCGGTGGCCGACACTTTGTTCGCCGCTTCGATCAACTGTCCGAGCTCAGCGCCCGAGTAGTGACTGGTGACACTTCCGTTCTTGTGCCCCAGCAGCGACTTCCGATCTTCCTCTGTCACACCTGCTGCTTTCAGGCGCCTGCCGAAGGTATGCTTCAGGTCGTGGATGCGTATCGAAGCGAACCCTGGGTGCGCCGGCCTCAAATGCTGCTCCTGCCAGAGCTTGGCCGCGCGCACCCGCGCCTTCTTCCACGCCGAATCGTTCATCCTGTGCATCGCGGTGCCGTTGTAGGGGAATACCCATTCCCTGCTTATGCCGCGCTGCTTCTCGATGATCGACCGCGCCACGCTGTTCAGCACAACCAGGCGCTCGTCCCTGTTCTTCACGCCAGAGTTCTCATGCCGACCCCCAAATTCGGCCGGGATCAGAAACACGCTGGTGTCGAGCTCGGGCACGAATATCTCCCAGTCCCACCTCAACTTGCAGACCTCTTGCTCGCGACAGCCGGTGTTCACCTTGAACAGGGCCATGCGCTGCAGGTGGTCGGGCAACTCCGCGAAGAGAACCGACTGCTCCTCCCATGACATGGGGTAGGGCTTCCGGCTCGCCTTCTTCTCCTCCAGCTTGGTCAGCAGCGGAACGCTGTCGAGCCACGGCCGGCGCTCTTCGTCCCGCCACTTCCTGCACGCCAGCGACAGAACCCTGATCACGCGCTCGATCGCGATGTTGATGGTTCTGTTGCTGACGCCTTCCTTCACTTTCCCATCCGGCAACACAGTACCTGCCTTGCGGTCTCGGATGTACGGCGCCAGAGCTGCGTCATCGATGTGCGTCAGCGGCAGGCTGCCCAGGTAGGGCATGACCTGGTCCAGGTACAGCGCCGTCAGCCTGATCGATGGCTGGTCCTTGTGTTCGACCAGGTAGCGCGCAGCGGCCTGGTCGAAGGTCTTGATCTCGCGAACACCGTACACCTTGCGCTGGCGCATTTTCTCCAGTAGGTGGATCAGGTACTGCTCCGCCTCTTCCCGGTCACAAGTGCCAGTGCTCTCTTGAATTCGCTCCCCTCTGTAGATTTTGTCGATTTTCCAGATGCCGCTGGGCATTTTCTGGAGGCCTGTGATTGCCTTTTTGGCCATGGGTTCTCCTTGTTGGTATCCCCCCGGCGCTCGCTGCGGGGTCGATTGTTGTCCTGATTGCTCGCCTTTTCAACGGCCATGGCCTCGATGTAGGCGTCGACCCAGGCGTCCAGCTCGAGGCGGTCAAAGCCGATTCCCTGTTTCCCGATTGGAAACTCGCGGACGTATGGCCTCACGGTGTTCTTGAATTCGTCCTTGCACATTCCGAGATACCCGGGCGCCTCGCCGGCCCGGATAATTCTCGGCAGCAAGCCTGGCTGCACTGCAGCGGTGGCGTTTGCCATGTGGGCCTCCTCAGGCCAAGAAGTGGTGCCCGACAGCCGCGGCCCGTGCCGCCGCCTCGGTGCGGAACATGATTTCTTTGGTGCCAGGCCGGCCTTCGGCCTCGAACTCAACGGACACCCACCAGTGGCCGAACTTGCGGTACGGCTCGCCGAGGATCTTCGTGACGTAGCAGTCGATCAGGTTCATGGATCGCTCCTTGGTCAGTCCCAGTCGTGGCTGATGCCTGGCTTGATTGGTGGTGTGCACTGGAGAGAGCCAAGCTCCAGCAGGGTGAAGTGGCCATCCATCCAGCCGGCTGTGTCGATGTGGTAGACGTTACCGAGCACAGCCGGCTGCCGCAGCGGGGTGTGGCCACATACAAGGGCACGCAGGCCATCGACCCCCTCCTTATCGCCATCCTGAATTCGGCTGCGCGACCACATGCAGATGTTCTGCGTCAGCCTCAACTGCTTGGCGGTCTCGGGCGCTTCAAGGGCGGCCCGCAGCTGATCCCAGGAGGGGAAAGGGCAGTCGGCGTGCACGACACCGACCAGGCCGCCGGTAGTCTCCACCTCGATGGCGATCGGAAGTTCTCGGAACTGGGTGGCGAACTCGCGCTGTTCGTCCCAGGCCAGGCCGGCGAACCAGGCGCCACCGTTGTAGACCCAGTTGTCCACGTCGCAGGTGTCGAACCGGCAGACGTAGTCGTCGTGGTTGCCGCGAACCGGGTGGAACCAAGGCTTGGCCAGCCAGTCGAGCACGTCGCGGCACTCCGGCCCACGGTCGACCAGGTCGCCGACGCTGAACAGCCGGTCTACTTCCGGATCGAAACCGGCAGCGTCCAGGGAGGCCTGCAGTCGGGTGAGGTGCCCGTGAATGTCGCCGACTGCGAAATCGCGACCAGCCGTGTTTGCGGCGAAGCGCTTTATGCGCACCACCTCGATGTTTTCGAGCATGCAGAGTCCTCGCCCGCGCATTCCGGCGGGCTTGAGTAGTTGGGGGAGGGGTTAGGCTGAAGCTGGACGCTTCATGAAGGTGATCCAGTGCGTCTTCTCACGCTTGCCGGACTTGTGGCCAAACAGGGGCTTCTCATCGGTCAGGGTCAGCAGCTCGCTCACCAGCACCTGGGTTTCATTCCACTTGAAAATCAGGATGCCCTCGGACTCCAGCACGCGGAAGCACTCGGCGAAGCCCTGGCGGATGTCATCCCGCCAGTCGCTGGTGAGAACGCCGTACTTGGCTCGCATCCAGCTGTCCACGCCGGCCCGGGTGAGGTGAGGCGGATCGAACACGACGAGTCGGAAGGTTGAGGCCTCGAAGGGCAATTGGCGAAAATCCATCAGCACATCGGGCTCAACCTTCAGCACCCGGCCGTCGCAGAGCAGGTGCTCCTCGTCGCGGATATCGCCGAACAGTGCGCGCTGGTCCTGCTTGTCGAACCACATCATTCGGCTGGCGCTGCATGGGTCGAGCACTTTTGCTACAGCGCTCATCGCGGGCCTCGATAGATCAGGTAGGCCATGTAGGCGAGGGCGATCACAGTAGGTGTCCTCCAGATTCAAGCAGGCTGTCACGATCCTCACGCAAGCTGTCGCGGTCTTTGCGCAGCGCCGCGTTCTCGGCGGCGAGCTTGCCCAGCAGGCCGTAGCACTCGGCCAGCAGGTTATTGGCTGCCTCGATAGCCGGGCCTTTGCCAGCCACGCCGCGCTGGCAGGCCTTCATCAAACCCTGAACGTCGGTTGTTTGACTGGTCATAACTTTCCCTCAACAGGCGGATGAACCGGGCACGGCCAGCGCAGTGATCCGTTGCCACTCGGGCAGGTGCAAAGCGCGTCATCAGGCACGTCAAAGAACCCCAGGCGTCCCTTCATCGGTAGGAACGGCAACGGTCGCGGATCACGTAGGGCGAACCCTTTCTCTCCCATGTACCAGGGCGACTCGCTGTGATCGAGGCTGTCGACAAGTTCTACGGAGCCGATGATCCCGCCTCGCAACAGGTTGTCAGGTGGCACCGGGAATGGCGGCTTGACCCCCTTTTGCGCCATGAAATCAAACGCCGAAAGAAACTCTCGACGAGTCATGCCCGCGGCGGCGTGCACCAAGAAACGGCCTCGGAACTTTGTGTGCCAAGTTCGATTCTCGATGTCCTTGCCATGGCTGATGATCAGCCAGGCCCATGGCTGGCGAATTGAAAGCGCCTTCACAGCCGATACCTCTCATCAATCCAGCGCCCAGGCGCCAGTGCGGGTGTAGGTCCGTTGTCTTGTTGTTCGTGCGGGGAGAGCTGGCGCTCGTTGCCGGCCTGGAGCTGGCTATCGGGGATGCAGCTGATGCCGGCTCCGTAGTAGTGGAACAACGCCCAGCACGTAACGTTTCGTCGATCGTCGTGGATCACGGTGATGCCAGCGCCAAAGCTCATGTCTTCACGTTCGAGCCGGCGGATTTCCGCATCAGGGGTTGCTGCGTTGGCGCCGGTGGCCAGCAGCAGGAGGCAGAGGGCGAGGCGGGTCATTTGCGCAGGCCCTCATCCGGGTCCAGCCCGTAGCGCCGGCACAGCGCTTGGGCTACGCCTGACCCGCAGACAAAGGCGTCCATCATGAGAACCCAACGCGGGGTCTTCTGCCTGCTGGTTCCGCTGACGCACCTGACCGCAGTGCCGACCAGGTCATCTTCCGTGTATTCGCACCCCGCCAGCGTGATGATGCGGCTGGTGTTCATCTGTTGCTCAACCTGCTGGCGCAGGCTGCGGATCTCTTCAACCATGGCCAGCACCACGGCAGGCCGGGCGGCGCGGTAGTGAGCCTCTGCGTGAACGTGCGGCTCACCGATCCCGTAGAACTGGACGCCCAGCGCTTGGCCGTCGTAGTTCAGGTAGTCGGCGGTCAGCTCCACCGAGCCTTCGCCGCCGCAGGTCTGGCATTCGATCCAACCGTCTTCACTGCTGGCGACCTGGGCGCTGTCAAAGTCCTGCGGTGTGGCAGCTTTGGCCGCTGCTTCGATCGCATCGAGGTCCAACTCAATCTTTTCGGACACGGGGATTCCTTGGCCGCCATATCGCGGCAGTGAATAGAGGGGAGAGGGGTTACAGCGAAAGGAGTGCAAATGTGCTCCGGTATTAGGAGTTGCGCTCCAGGGCGGCGCGGGCTTGCCATGCTTCCCAGGCATCTTGAACATCGTTCCAGCGGTAACGGTCGTTAGGCTGGATTCGGTAGAAAGCATTTGCCCGCTCCCGATGGCCTGCAACCTTCATTCGGTGCGCCCAATCCGCCTCAAACTCCGCCCGCTCATCGCGCTCAACCGGCACTACAGATAATTCGGAATTTCCGACTTTGCGCTGCGCACTGGAAGATAGGGCAGCCTCTGTTTCCATGGCCAGCGAGGCCTTTTTGGGGTCGATGATGTAGGCATCGGAAAGCCAGCGGCGCAGCAGCGCATCCCGCTCGGCCAGCTGGGCGCGCAGGGTGTCGATTTCGGCGTATGCAACATAAAGCGCCCGATCCAAGTCATCTCGGCTGGCACTCATGATTCCACCTCCAGCGCATCACGAATGCGCCCAGCAAGCTCGCTTTCAGAGAACGATGCGCCCCAACCATGTGGAACCTCATTGAGCACTTCGGACAAAAGATCGCGCAGGCGCTCAACCTCGCCAGGATCGGCGTTGGTGTAGAGAGGCTTCCAAAGTTCGGGAAACGCTGCGTTCGGGCGTTCGGCGCCCCAAGAGTAATCAGCGTATTTTCCACTCCAATGCGGCTGACACCACGCCACCGGCTCTCCATAATTCTGCTCGGCAGGCTTGCCGAATCCTTCGCAGATGGCCTCCCAGATCTCGAAAGCACCGCCGCCACACACCCTTGCGCGGGTTGCGATGAGCTCGGCCAGGTCGTCTGACAGCTCACGAGGGAAGCTGACCATCTCTGTGTTGCTGGATCGGTTTTCTGTGGGCATGGGTAACCTCGCCGGAGTGGCTTCAAATGGATTCGAGATACGCGACTATGAACTGCGTTGCCGCTTCAGCATTGATGGCGTTTCCGTAGGCGCGCAGGCGTCCCACTCGGCCGGCAACCCCATCAGCCAACGGGAATGTGCCGGATTCAACTGGGCGCCACCGGGCATCCCGGCAGAAGAGCCAGTCAGCATTTGCCCAGAGGCCGTTAACCGGGCCGGCTGATCTGTCCGGGTCAGGGCAACTGCCTGGTTCAGGGGCATCCCTGTATCCTGCGGCCTCGAATCCTTCGCCCCTCTGCTCGCATCCGCTGCGGTCACTGTCGGCCAGCCGCACAGATAGGCTTGTCGAGGCAACTGGTCCACCCGATCGGCCCCATCCCGCTGAGCCACCATCCCGGGGGTGTCCTTGTGGTCGCGCGTCGTTGGCGTGACCCACCCAGAAAAGTCGGTCTCTGATGTGCGGCGCACCGACGCCCGCAGACGGGAACGCGACGGCCCCAAAGGCGTAATCCATGGCTTCCAGGTCAGCGTGTACAAGGTCGACCCAAGGCTCGACAGCCTTGCTTGCAACCTGCTCTCCAAAGACGACTGGAGGTTTTCGCTGCTTGATGAGCCAAGCGAAAGTTGGCCAGAGATGCCTTGAGTCCTCAAACCCACCTCCAGCGCCTGCCGCGCTGAAAGGCTGGCAGGGGCAACTGCCGGTCCAAACAGGAAGGTCATCTGGCCATCCGGCTCTTCGAAGAGCGAGAGACCAGACGCCGATGCCGGCGAAGAAATGGCACTGGGTGAATCCGAGAAGATCGCTTGGCCGGACATCCTCGATGCTCCTTTCATCTACGACGCCTGGCGCTATATGGCCGGCATCTATCAAGTTGCGCAGCCACTGAGCCGCGTATGGGTCGATTTCGTTGTAATACGCAGCCATACGGCTCCTCTCCGGGGAGGCGTTCATCGTTTGAGAGGGGAAGGCGCTGGCGGGCAGCGCCGGAGGGTCAGGCGGCTTTACGTGCGTTGAGCACCCGTTGGCGAGCTGTTTCGTACTCGCTGCTGACGATCTCAACCAGGCCGTCGACATCGCCGTCAGCGGCTTTACTGCCCAGGTTCAGGTACACGGTTTCGCCATAGCTGAAGCAAACCCCGCCACTGAGCCAGATTCCGCCCCGCTCGACGCCGATGGCCTCCCACATTTCGTCCCGGTCGATATCGTCCGGGCAATGGGCTTTCCAGAGTTCTTCCAGGCGCTGGTGCTCAGCTTTTTCGGCAGCACGCACCTCTTTGTCCGTGCCCTTGGCATGCTTGGGTGCCCGGCGCAGCGAGCGGTAGCCGTATTCGTCTGGTCGGCACCAGTGCACGTCCAGATCGCGGCTGGCGCTGAGCTTGATGCCGCCGATGTAGTTGCGGGAGCCGCTGTACATCGGCGAGGCGTCAGCGCCAAATGCTTCACCCAGCTTCTTGCGCTGAACGTCCCAGGCCGCTTTTTTCTGGGCCCAGGCGCACACGGCGGCCAGCACTTTCGGCGATTCGGTCTTGTATAGGTAGCTCATGGCTTTCTCCATGCATGCGCCGCCCTCCGTGCTGGTGGCGGCATGGTGGCAATTTGGTTTTGGATGGGGTATTACGGGTGACCGGCATGGGGCCGGGCATCAAAGGAGCTTGCAATGGCAACTGTTCGCGAGATCGCACTCGAACAAGCACTCATCGCGGTTATTGGCGCTACCAAAGTTGAAGGACATGACGAGAAACAGGTGGTAGATCGCGCCATAGCTCTGCTGTTGGGAAACAACGTGCTCCGGTCAGTCGATCACCCGCATGTGGACAATGCAGCGAAGGAGATCAGTGATGCCCACGCCGAAGTGCTCACCAGGCTGTCTCTGCAGGCTTAGAACTCTCGTCTCCCGGGTTGCGCTTAAGCTCGGCTAGGCTTGCCTCTTCGAACTGTCGCGCTAGTTTCGGCGAGATGTAAAAATCTGGCGCGTCAGGCCGTTCGAGTCGACGCGCTCGCTCTTCATGGTCTTGCGCGATCCACGACAAGGCCAGGTCCTGCCAAAGCTCCTGCACCTGGTCGTAGCCGTGACGCTCGATCTCGGCAGCCAACGCAGCCTTGATACCCGCAGGCATGTTGAAGAACACCTTCTCGATGCCCAGCTTCGCGGCCTCCTTCTTCTTCCGGTCGCGATAGTCCGCAGAGTGCTTGGCGGCACCCGTCTTCTCCTCGGCCATTGCCGATACCTCCCAGGCCGCTGGGCGGCAGATTGATGTGTTGCTGGCGCCGGCCGTGCCGGGCGCGTGTGCTGGTGCGCTTCATGCTCTGCGTTGCGCTCGCTTCTCTGCGGTAGTGGGGAAGGTGATATCGAACAAGCGCATGATCCGGTGGACCACCGTGAACGATATCTCCAGGCGCCTGCACACCTGGGCCATGGTGATGCCGACATCGCGCATGGCGACGATGCGCTCGGCCAGGGCCTTGTCCTTCACTGGGTCGGTATTGCTTTTGCCGACGTTACCTTTGCCACGGTTGGGGTCTGGCTGGAATCTGAAACAGCCATCTACTGCGGCGCGGTAAAGGGCCGTTTGCGACATCCCGGTGTGGGCCATCGCCTGGGCGTAGGTCATCGTCCTGGCGAGTTTCCGAAGCTCGTCGATGCGCTGCTGTCGCTTCAAGCCTCTGGTTTCTGGTTGAGCCTCGGCGCTCGCCTTGATGACTTCGAGATCGCGGTGAGGCCTGTGCGGGATGTACTCGAAGCTCGGCAGCTCCTGCACGGCACCGCCTGCCTGGAAGAAAGCGTCGATGCTCGCATTGAGTTTGGCCAGGACTGCTGCGCGCTGGTTGGGAACTGGTTCGCCGATCATTGCAGGGCACCCCGCTTTGTCGCCGCGCCTGCCTCCATCGCATCCACAAACACCATCGCGGCCTTGTAGCTGAAGCAGAAGCCCTTGGTCTTGCCCGTGGCGACCTCGATGATGTGCCAGGCCTTACCCTTTGCTACAGCCTGGAACAGCGGACCAGGTGCAGGGGCAGGGCGGCCAATCAGCTCATACAGCTCAACAGTGGCAATGACGGAGCGAGCGCGCAGGGCGTCGAGGCCCTGGCGGCGATCCCGGATGGCTGGATGCATGGTGTGATCCTCTGGTGGGATTCAGGCGTGGAGTTCGAAGGCCTCGGCCTTGCGAACGATTCGAACTTGGGCGGTGCGCCGCTCGGGCACGCGACGGTCTCGGCGCATGGGGTCGCTGTCGTCGATGACCGCGTGCATGGCGATCAGCGATGCCAGTACGAAGCACATGGGGCTGATGATGTTGCGGCGCATGGCCTCGGCGACCAGGGCAGCGCGACGGGGCACGTCGAGCTTGAACATTGCTGCCGCGATTCGCTTCTCTACGCCGCCCTCGCTGATGCCGAAGTGTCGGGCGATCTCCTTCGAGGTCATGCCCTGGGCAACGTCGAGAACGCATTCCAGCTCACGGGGCGCCAGGCCCCGGCCCAGGTGGCCTTTCCATTGGCCAATGGTGATGGTGTCCATGACTTGCTCTCGGGTGGCTGCATTGGAGAGCCGATCCCGCCTGTCCCCCTGAACATGTTGATTTAGGGTCGGGAAGGGCTCTCCGATGCAGCCTGGTGATGGGGAGCCAGGTGATCGGGTGGGTCTACCGGGTTCGTCCTGACCACCCAGGACCTCAACCATCACCGGTATAGGGCAGTTAACGTCAGGCTGACGTGGCGCTGGTTGTTCTGTGGCCAGCGGCCAGCTCACCACTGCCCAGGTGACGGGCTTTGCGCTAGGCTGAGCGCTCTCACACAACACAGCCTGCAAAGGAGGGCGAGCTGCATATGCGCAAGCTCAAACTGAAGTACCTACATGACGCTGACGACATGAATCCCACACACCTCGAGACTGATCAGGCGATCAAGATCGGTGATGCTGTCGAGCTGTCGGACGGCTTCTGGTATGGCGTTAAGGACATTCGAATTCTGAAGCGAGATATTCAGCTAACGCTGTCGAAATCTTCGCTGACTCCTGAGGAGGCAAAGCTTGTAATGAAGCAGCTATCGTCCGACTAAGGACGACGGTGGCGTACTTTAGGCAGCTGCCCCTATCGGTTTCCAGGCTGGGGTGCATGAGTGCGAGTTTAGTTCTCAGCCCCGGCTCTCCCTGGCAGGCCAGCGTCATCAGCGCCGCTTCTATGCGGCCTTGCAGTGTTGGCTCCGCGATTGGGCGGCGGCCTCTATGTTGCTCGGTCTGCATCGCGCTTCTCCGGTTGGTTTCCCAGATGACCCTGTTTCCAAGGTCATCCAGTGAAATCGGTGTTGCTCAGCAAACCTGCGGGTCGACATGTCGAGCGAGGAAGCTTGCTGCGTTGCGTAACGTCCACCAGAACTCAACTGCCGGATTCACTCGGCGTCTGGCGGCTCATCTGCTAGTTTTTAAAGAGCGGTGGCTGCTGTAGCGACCTATAACCTGTGTTATGAATCAAATCATAACTCATGTTTCCCCCGTGTCAATAACCCAAGTTATAAATGAGGCCAAAAAAAGCCCGCGATTTGCGGGCAGGTGGTCATGCTTCGCTGAACTCTCGCCATGCGATCCTGATCAGCCCTGATTCCAGGGCCTCTACTTTGATGCCTGAGGTCTCATTCAGGTCGGCGATCAGTCGTCGCCAATCGGCTGGTGATTCGTCATGGTTTGGACGAACCTCAACGCACTGCCGTTTCTGAACGTGCGGAGATGAGATCGCTTGTTGGATGCGGTATCCAAGCCGCTCATAGGATAGGGAAGAGGAGTGCGAGAAGGCGAGATGAAGCATGGAATTGAACTCCTTGTACTGTATGTGCATACAGTTATCTTGCGCGATGGGATTTTTCAATCCCCTGGAGAAGATTCTTTACCGCCATCTCTTATCAATAGGCGAACAAAAGCCCGGCATGTACCGGGCGTTAGAGGTTCAAGGGGGGGCGTTAGAGCTTGATCGTGGCTCTTACCACTACGCCCACAATACGGCATCCTTCTAGGCACATCTCCGTGGGGTAGGCTGGGTTGAGTGGCTTCAGGAAGCGGCGGCCTCCATCCTCGACCAACTTCTTAAAGGTCGCTTCATTGCTGTCGGATAGCTTTGCCACGACCAGCTTTCCGGGGATCGCTTCGGCTTCCGTATCAACCAGGATAAGCATTCCCTCAGGGATGCTCGTCCCGACTGGAGACGTCATCGAGTCACCCTTAACCTCAAGCCAGAATGCGACCCCCTTGGAATCGTAATCTGACATCTCATATCGGTCAGAGTAACCAGGCGGGAACGGCTCCACTGCCTCTGCCCATGCCCCTGCAGCCACCCAGCTGATCACCGGATAACGGAACGACTCAGGCTGCTGGTTCGCCGGTCGAACATTGCTTGCATCGCGGCGCGGTCCTTCCCCGGACGCGAGCCATTCAGCTGTCACCCCAAGCGCCCGAGCGATTTCTAGCAGCTTCTTGGAAGTCGAGTTCCGACCGCTCTCGAGGTGCTGAATCGTAACCTGGCTAACCCCAGATTTCTCGGCCAACTGAGCCTGACTGAGGCCTAGCGCCGTGCGGCGCTCGAGAATTCGGTCTTTGAGCATTTCGGAAGGTTTGTTCATGCCTGCAAGGGTAAAACACGCGTTATTAGCCATCAAATAACATGTGTTTGCCTTATCTATAACTTGAGTTATCATCGAGTGCACGATCCATTGAGGCACACAGACATGCCGAACACAGAAAGACCAATTGACGAGGTAGTGCGTTTGGCCGGGGGCCAGGCAGAGCTAGCCAGGCGCTGCAATACGAGCCAGCCGCGTATCTGGCAATGCGTTCACCGCAACCAGAAGGTTCCAGCCGATCTGGTCATTCCCTTCGAGAAGGCTGTCGGGGGGCAAGTAACGCGCCATCAGCTGCGACCAGACCTGTATCCCTCTGAGGATAAGGCCGCTTCGTGATGAGCATTATCCGTTCTGTGGCCTTGCGCCAGTAGTGAGTCCGCCCTGCTGTTCATGCATCCAGTGCCAGAACAGCAGGCGAAAAAAAACCGCCTGGCAGGGCGGCTTTCTCTACAGCTTCAAACGAGATCAGAGAATGACAAATATCGTCCAAATTGACAAGTCCAGGGGGTTCACCCGGATGGACAACCAGCTCATGGATGGCCTGTTGGCTATCGATCTCCCGGCCCGGGAGATGAAGATTGTGCTGTACGTGGCCAAGGCCACCATCAACTTCGGCGCAGGCGCTCAGCGCATCCCGGCGACCGACATCGCGAAAGCCATCAATGCTCACCCCGACACCGTGTCCAAGGCAGTCTCAAGTCTGCTTCGGCGTCGTGTGCTGTTCCGCGAAGGTGGAGCGCGGGGTGATATCGGCGTCAACGACCCAGCGGATTGGATCTACGTGACAGAGCCGAAACAGACCAAAACAGCCGAATCGGCTGAAGTGGTCCGAATCGGCGAGCAGTCGAAACAGACCAAAACCGCCGACTGCCTTCTTTATTCTAAGAATCTAACCCCCTATGTATTTCTTCCTTCGGAAGGAAATACATGCGCCCCCAGCGAATCGAAGCCATCCGAGGTGAAGGCTGATCGCAAGGCTCCGTTCGGGAAAGCCGCCATGCTGGCCGACAACCCCCACGGCCTGGACGAGGAGTTGATCGCGGACTACCTGGCTGTCCGCAAGGCCGCCAAAGCCCCGGTTACTGCCCTCATCTGGTCAGGCCTGAACGCCAAGCTCGAGCAGTGCAAGGCTTTCGGTATCCAGCCAGTGCAGGCCCTGGCCGTGGCCGTCGAGAATGGTTGGCGCGGATTTGAGGTGGAGTGGGTCACCAAGCGTATCGGCGGCCAGGCGACCGGCCAGCCCAGCCGCCATCACGGGTTTGCGGACCGCGACTATCGCGAAGGCCTCATCGACCGGGGGGATGGTACCTATGCGTTCTGAAAACGTGGTCCACCTGTCCAGCATGGCCGGGCCGCAAGTCACTTCGGTGGTGGTCTGCGATGAGCATGGCCCGTACCAGGCCACCGTCCACCAGGTGCTCAGTCACACGTTCCGCTCACCGTGCCCCGTTTGCAAAGCCGCACAGGCGACCAAGGCCGAGGCCGAAGCCGCCCAGCGACAGCGCGCCGAACTGGCCTACAAGCTGGGTGATGCCCTGATCCCGAAGCGGTTCAAGGACAAGACTTTCGACAGCTACGCGGTGGCCACTGAGGCCCAGCGCAAGGTGAAAGCCCGATGCATCCGCTACGCGGATGAGTTCGGCCAGAACCTGGAAGAGGGCCGCTGCCTGATCCTGGTCGGCAACCCTGGAACTGGCAAGACACACCTTGGGGTATCGATCGCCCAGCACGTCATGGCCACCACGCGGCACGCGGCGGCCTACCGAACCCTTGGCGGCATCCTGCAGACGATCCGGGGGACGTTCGATGGCGGCTCAGGGCAGACCGAGGGCAGCATCCTCGACGCTCTGGTGCGTCCAGCGCTGCTGGTACTTGATGAGGTTGGTGCCAGCAAGGAGGCACCGAGCGACTTCGAGTTGACCCGGCTGTTCTCGATCATCAACGGCCGTTACGAGCGGATGCTTCCAACCATCGTGATCTCGAACCTGGGCGCGAAAGAGCTGCCGGCGGCAATGGGCGAGCGCTCTGCTGACCGTCTGCGCGAGGGCGGTGGGATCGTCTTGCCATTCGACTGGAAGTCACACCGCGGGAAGGAGGAGATCTGATGCGGCAAACCAAACTGACCAAGGCTGCTCGTGGCCGGGAGTGCCAGGTACGCATCCCGGGGGTGTGTAACGGCAACCCCGAAACCACCGTGCTCGCTCACTACCGGCTTGCCGGCACCTGCGGCGTGGGCAGCAAGCCCCACGACTTGCAGGGCGCCTGGGCATGCAGCGCCTGCCACGATGCCTGTGATGGGCGCAGTCGTGCCGTGGATCGCGACACCGCCCGCCAGTACCACGCCGAGGGTGTGATGCGCACCCAGTCGATTTTGCTGGCTGAATCCGTGGTGGTCGCATGAGTTCGCCAGCCCTTCGCCCGTTCAGGCCCAAGCCGCAGCGCACCAAGCCCGCCGACCGGGAAGGGCAGGAACAAGCTGCGCTGATGCAGGAGCTCGCGCTGCGCTATCCAGAGGTGCATGAGCTGATCTATCACGTCCCGAACGGTGGGCACCGGGTGAAGGCCGTTGCCGCCAAGCTCAAGGCCCAAGGCGTGAAGGCCGGCATTCCTGACCTGGTGCTGCCGATGGCGCGGGGCGGGTACTTCGGCTTGTACATCGAATTCAAGGCGACCGTAGAGCCTGCCCCCGTGTCAGAGAGCCAGCGTGATTGCCTGCGCCGCCTGAGCGAGCAGGGCTACCTCGCCATCGTGTGCCGCGGGCACTTCGACGCCATGGAGCAGCTGCGGGCCTACCTGCTGCTGCCGAGAACGGAGGTTTCAGCATGACCAACACCGCCGCTGTGAAAATCAGCGATGCAGAGATCCGCCGGCAAGCCACCGGCAAGGTGCGTGACCTGCGCGCACTGGGCAATCAAGGCCTGTACTTTCGGTTCCATCGATCCCGAGAGCGCGGGTCTTGGTACCTGGTGCATAAGGGCAAGTGGAACCTGATTGGCGCCTACCCCGACCTGAGTGCCGCCAAGGTAGCTGCGGCGCTGCCCGACATCCGGCTTCGACTTGATGCTGGGGAGGGCTCCGGTCTGTCGAGCTGGGTGCTGGCCGGCCAGCTGCTGGCCTGGTTCGCCGATCGGATGGCCCGCGACCGCAACCTGTCGACCAAGCGCAAGAGCACGGCGGCGTCGGTGATCAAGTTGCACCTGCTGCCGCGCCTGGGCGAAGTGCCGCTAGCCGAGATCGACAAGGCGCGACTGGACCGCGATCTGATGTGGCCGCTGCAGGAGTCGCTTTCCATCGACTACGTGCGCCTGGTGTTCCAGCTCCTCGCGCTGGCCTTCCGGCAGGCCCACAAGCTCGGGAAGATCAGCTCCAACCCCATGGCCGGCATCCGCTTCGGCGACTTCTCGAAGGCCAAGGTCACGGTCAAGCCCTCGCGGCTGCGTGGCGTGCATCTCGAGGACCTGATGGGCCGCATGGTCGCCACCCTGGCCCACCACCCGCAGCACGGCGTGCTGGCCCTGCTGATGCTGTGCCACGGCACCCGACTGGGCGAGACTCGCCAGGCGCGCTGGAGCCACATCAGCCTGGCGGAGCGGGAGTGGTTCATCCCGGCCGAGCACACCAAGACCGGCGTCGAGCATCGCCTGCCGCTGACCGACCAGGTGCGGTTCCTGCTGCTGGCCTATCGCGAGATCCAGCGCAACCAGGGTTATGACGGTCAGTTCCTGTTCCCGGGACGGCGCGGCCTGCCGATGGGTGAGGCGAAGGCCTGCGCGGTGTTCACCACAATGGGCCAGGGCGAATGGACCAGCCACGACCTGCGCAAGCTGGCCCGCACCGGCTGGGCTGACCTGGGTGTCGACCACCTGGTGGGTGAGCTGCTGATCAACCACTCCATGGGCCACAACGTGAAGGTCTACATCCAGTCGGACGTCATGGCCCGCAAGCGCGAGGCCCTGGAGAAGTGGCACGCCCACCTTGATCAGAAGGGGTTCGCCGCGATTCACGGATTGACCGGTGATAGATCGATGGATTCAGGGATTCTGGCGCGGGCCGCAGAGCGTGCTGGCTGCGGCGACATTGCGGGAACAACCGTAGGCGAGGATTCGAAATGAAGAACGGCGACAAGGCCCGCTCCGACCTTCCTTCGGTGCTCAAGCAGTCGATCACCGGCCATCCTGGCTATCCGGACTTCGCTGCGTGGTGCGAGAGCCAGCTGATTCACCCCTATCCGATCTATTTCCTGGTCTGGCAGGCCTCTCGCGAATCGCTGCGCATCAGGAACCCTTTCGAACTGATCATGGGTGACCCTGATGGGCAGTGGGCGCATGAGGTGGCTGAAAAGTCGCTGCGCGCCCAAGGGCTGAAGGTGGTCGGTTGATGAAGAAACACGGCCCAGCCTTGAAGAAGGCCGTGATCGAGCTGGACAAGTGCCATGCGTGCCGCGGCAAGGCGGTCGTGAATGGCGTCTTCTACGAAATGGCCTGCGTGCAGTGCAGTGCCTCCGGATGGGTCGAGGCTTCCACCGGGCAGGCGCTGGAGTTGGGCGAGCTGGTGACCCAGCTGAGCCTCCGTCTCCAGGCCGCAGAGCGGCAGATTGAGCAGTTGAAAAGACCCCAGGCCGGCGGGCCAGAGGCTGGATATCAGGGAAGCAACCGGCGCGGCGCGGCGGCACCAACTACACCGGGGATTGAGGGGAAGAACATGAAAGTTATTTGCGCACGCCAGGCTTGGCACGATGCACTCCATGAAGACCGGCCTTCGGCACTGGCTGTCGCCGCCGAGGCTGCGGTCATTGGGCGGAAGTTCGGTTCCGGAGACAAGAAGGTGATGGTCATGCTCGAAAACCATGAGGGGAAGGAGGTGGCCAAGGTTTACGAGGTTCGAACGGATGGGGTGCAGGAGACCCGGTCTGGTCGTCGGCTCACGGAGGCCAGGTGCATCCACATGATGACTGCCGGGATCGTTCTGATGGCTATCGACTCTCTTCCGAAAATGCTTCGCCACTTCGGGCACTTCCTCTACTCGCCAATCGTCAATGGAAACGACTTGAGCATTGCCCATGGCCTGGTGTGGCTGGGGAGTGGGCTCGACACGATGACCGAGCGCAGGAAGCAACGCGCCTATTGGATGGCGATGGCTGCTCTCAAGTCTCACAAGATGCTGGTGGCTGGGAATGAGGCCATGGGACCAGGCGCCGTATGCATGTTTGTAGAGGATCGAACCGGCGAGAAGATGAACCCGCAGAACTGGGCACGTGACTGGCAGGAAGTTTGGGACCGCCTGTGTGCGCAGATCGACAAGCTGGACCGGCAAGCATTGAAGCCGATCTCAGCTGCGATCGAGCGGATTCGCGAGTGGGATGAGGATGATGAATTAGCCGCTTGACGCTTTGAGGAGTGTTCTGGCAGTATTTCGCCATCGTCATAATTTCGCCTTTGGCGAAAACATTCAGAAACCCGGCCACCGCGCCGGGTTTTTTTTATTTCTGCTCCCCGCAACGGGAGGAATCGAGATGCCGAACATGCCAGAAAAGGACCCGGGCCTGTGGGCCGCTGTGTTCGCGTGGTTGATTGCACATCAGCCACAGCTCTACGCCGCCGGCCTGTCCGTCGGTATCGCCGTGCTGCGCGTCATGTATGGCGGTGGGAGCCGCCGGCAGATGTACTTGGAAGGTGCACTGTGCGGCCTGGTGACGCTGTCGCTGGTCCCGCTATTGGAGTGGCTTGGCCTGCCACAGAGCATGGCCACCTTCGCAGGTGGAGCCGTGGGCTTCCTTGGCGTCGAGAAGGTGCGCGGCTACTACGAGCGTGCAGCGGCTCGTCGAGTTGAAGGCGGTGGCCTGTAGTGGATGCGCCGCCAGGCGCGAATGGATGAAGAAGTGGACAAGGGTTGCCTATGAACGAGCAAGAGACCTCATTGTTGGAGCAGATGCTGGCCGAGCAGAAGAAGCAGACCAGCCTGCTCGAGCAGATCGCGCTGAACCAGATCGCACTGATCGAAGCGCTGGCTGATGACCAGGGCATTGACACTGGCGAAGTTCCGCTGACCTACATGGATGGCAAACCATGCCGATGAGGCCGCAGCGGCCGTGCCGAGCCCAAGGGTGCCGAGCACTGCACCGCAACGCCAACGGCTACTGCGATGGTCATGCAGCTCTCGCTGCTGAACAGGCTAAAGCCTGGGCCACCCGCAAGGGCTCAGGTAGAGGTGGTCGCCCATGGCGCCGGCTGCGTGACCGCATCCTCAAGCGTGACCAGTACCTATGTCGGTGCGACGACTGCGCCAGGCTCGGCAGGATTCGAGAGGCTGACGAGGTTGACCACATCGTGGCGCTTGCCCATGGCGGTACCGATGACGACAGCAACCTGCGGGCGATCAACCGCGACTGCCACAATGCCAAGACGCAGCGGGAGTCGAAAACGATCAAAAAATGATCGAAAACGACGTAAATGAGACGAAATCTCATTGATGGGGAGGGGGAGGGTCAAAAGTTCAGGCTCTTTCGCTCGGACACCGCGCCCTCAGTCATTTTTTTACACCCGCGAAATATAAAGTTTAGTGGAGGCGCCGATGCCAGGGGTTGCCGGGCGCTCCGGCCGTCGCCCAAAACCCACGGCCCAGAAGGCGTTAGCCGGTAATCCCGGCAAGCGCAAGCTGAACAAGGACGAACCAGATTTCGCCCTCGTGACCAACGTCGAAGCGCCCGAATGGCTGTGCGAACACGCAACCAAGGTGTGGGAAATGCTGGTTCCGGAATTGCTCCGGGCTAAGGTTCTTGCCCTGACCGACATGCACAACGTCGAGGCGTTCTGCTCTGCCTATGGCAACTGGCGAAGGGCGCAAGAGTCGGTGATCGCCCACGGCATCGTGGTGGCTGGAGCCACTGGCGGCCCGGTGAAAAATCCGGCGCTCACTGCAGCTAACGAAGCTATGCGCCAGATGGTCACCTTCGGTTCGATGCTGGGCCTGGACCCGGCCAGCCGCACGCGGATCATCGGCGGCAACAAGCAGAAATCCACCAACGAGTTTGCAGCCCTGCTGAGTTCCTGATGGCCAGAGCCAAATACACCAACGTCGACAAGGCGATGGCGTGGGCAAGGTCCGTCCTGAAAGGCAAGTTCCCGGCCTGCCGCTACATCCATCAGGGGATAGAACGGCACTTTGACGACGTAGCGTCCAGCCGCTCCAAGAGCTACCCCTACAAGTTCGATCCGGCCAAGGCCGAGAAGAAGCTGCGCCTAATGCAGCTGCTGCCTCACACCAAGGGCGAATGGGCGTTCAAGCGACAGCTGATCACCCTGGAACCCTGGCAGCTCTTCGGCCTGGCCTGCACCTTCGGCTGGGTCAGGAAGAAGGGCGGATACCGGCGCTTCCGCGAAAGCTACTGGGAGGTGCCGCGCAAGAACGGCAAGTCGGTGATCGCCGCGGGCGTCGGCATCAGCATGTTCACCGCTGACAACGAGTTCGGCGCCGAGGTGTATTCCGGTGCGACCACCGAGAAGCAGGCGTGGGAGGTATTCCGGCCCGCCAGGTTGATGGTCAGTAGATCGCCGATGCTGATTGAGGCTGCAGGTATTGAGGTCAACGCCTCAAACCTGAACATCCCGTCGAACGGCAGCCGCTTCGAGCCGCTGATCGGCAATCCCGGCGACGGTGCTTCCCCGTCGTGCGCGATCATCGACGAGTATCACGAACACGACAGCGCCGCTCAGTACGACACCATGCTCACCGGGATGGGGGCGCGCCGCCAGCCGTTGATGTTCATCATCACCACCGCCGGCGCGAACATCGAGGGGCCGTGTTACGACAAGCGGCGCCAGGTCATCGAGATGCTGAACGGCACCGTGCCCGACGACGAGCTGTTCGGTTACATCTGGACGCTCGACGAGGGCGACGACTGGACCGATCCGAAGAACCTGGCTAAGGCCAACCCCTGCATGGGGGTGTCGGTGTTCCAGGAGTATCTGGAAAGCCAGCTGGCCAGGGCGATCCGCTCGGCGCGCTTCACCAACACGTTCAAGACCAAGCACTTGAACCTGTGGGTGAGTGCCAAGTCCGGCTTCTTCAACATGGAAAGCTGGAAGGCCTGCGAGGACAAGACGCTCACGCTTGAGCAGTTTGAGGGCCAGGAGTGGGTGGCGGGGTTCGACCTGGCGCGCAAGCTCGACATGAACTCCAGGGCTCGGCTGTTCTGGCGCGAGATCGACGGGAGAATCCACTACTACAGCGTGGGGCCGGCGTTCTGGGTTCCCGAGGACACCGCGAACGATGTGGACAACAAGCGCATGGCTGAGCGCTTCCAGGCCTGGGTCAACACCGGCCACCTGACGGCCACGCCAGGCGCCGAGGTCGATTACCGCGAAATCCTCGAGGACACGAAGGAAGCCAACAAGCTGGCACCGATAAGGGAGAGCCCGATCGACCCGCACGGCGCCACGGGCCTTAGCCACGACCTGGACGACGAGGGCTTCAACCCAATCACCATCACCCAGAACTACACCAACATGTCCGACGGTATGAAGGAGCTGGAAGCCGCCATAGAGGCGGGTCGCTTCCATCACGACGGCAATCCGATCATGACCTGGTGCATCGGCAACGTCATCGGCAAGTACCTACCTGGCAACGATGACGTTGTGCGACCAATCAAGCAGGGCGAGGACAACAAGATCGACGGTGCTGTGGCACTGATCATGGCTGTTGGATCCGTGCTGCGCCTTGCTGCTGAAGGTTCTGGCGGCTTCGACAACTTCTTCGCCAACCCTATCGTGGTTGGCTAATGGGACGACCTATGAAAACTGGCCTGATCATCTTTCTGGCGCTTGCCGCCGGCGGCTTGCTGCTGGGCGTTGCTGGCGTTTACGTGCTGGCTGGCCTGGGCTACGCGTTGCTCGCCGCTGCTGGATCGCTTCTCCTTGCCGCCGGCTTCATTCGCAAGGGGTTGATCAGTGGCTAAATCACTTACGCAGGTCCTTGGCCAAGCCCTGGTCAAGTCGGCCGAGCCAGGAATGGCTTCAAGCCTTGCCGGCTGGGCTGGCCGGAAGATTGGCTTGGGCGACTCGGCCTTCTGGAACACCTTCTACGGCACCGACTCGGCATCGGGGAAAGTGGTCAGCCAGCAAACGGCGCTCCAGCTCTCGACGGTGTGGGCATGCGTGCGCTTGATCGCTGAAACCATAGCCACGCTGCCAATTGCTCTGTACGAGAACCAGAGCGGCGCGCCAGTGGTAGCCAGCTCTCACCCGGTAAACTTCGTTATCAGCCAGCAGCCGAACGCCGATCAGACTCCCGTGGAATACTGGGAGAACGTCATGGCCAGCCTGTTGCTGCAGGGGAATTCATTCAGCGAGCCCCACCACAGCGGCCGCACGTTGACGAGCCTGGAATTCCTGCTGCCGCAGAACATGTCGCCACCCCGGCGCTTGTCGGACGGTTCTATCGAGTACCGCTACACCGACAACTCCGGCAAGCCTCACACGTTGACCGAGGATCAGATGGTTCACGTGCGGGCCTTCGGCGTTGATCCGCTCTGCGGTCTGTCGCCGCTGGCCTACGGTCGGCAGGTGCTGGGCTCGGCCATGGCTGCTGATGAGTCGGCGGCCAAGATGTTTGCCAACGGCATGAAGTTGGGCGGCGTCTTGTCCACCGATCAGATTCTCAAGCCGGACCAGCGGAAGGACATCCGCGAGGACATGATCAAGCAGTTCTCCGGCGCGACGAACCACGGCAAGACAATGGTGCTCGAGGCGGGCATGAAGTACCAGCAGGTATCCATGACGCCTGAAGATGCCCAGATGTTGCAGACCAGGGCCTTCAATGTCGAGGAAATCTGCCGCTGGTTCCGGGTGCCGCCGTGGATGGTTGGGCACACGCAGAACTCCACCAGCTGGGGTACCGGCATGGAGCAGCAGATGATCGGCTTCCTGTCCTTCACGCTGCTTCCCTGGATCAAGCGCATCGAGATGTGCTCCAACCGCCGCCTGCTGCGCCCCGATGAGCGCCGTCGCTTCTATGTGAAATTCAACCCGGAAGGGCTGCTGCGCATGGACAGCGCGGCGCGGGCAGCCTTCTACAGCTCCATGACCCAGAACGGGATCTACACCCGGGACGACTGCCGGCGCAAAGAGAACCTGCCACCCCATGGTGGGAACGCTGAGAAGCTCACCGTGCAATCCAACATGCTGCCGATCGACAAGCTGGGCGAAGACCCCGGCGGCGCCAATCAGGCCAAGGCGGCGCTGCTCGACTGGCTCAACGACCAGCCAAGAGGTAACACCCCATGAGACACAAGGATCGAGCAGCAGCGGTCAAGTACCGCTCTTTCGACTATGACGTGAAGGCTGTCGGTGACGACGGCCTTTTTTCTGGCTACGGCTCGGTGTTCGGCGTGGTCGACAGCTACAACGAGGTGGTTGCACCTGGCGCGTTCCTGGAGTCGATCGAGGACGCCAAGGCCAAGGGGCGCACCTTCCCCGTGCTCTGGCAGCACCGTACCGGCGAGCCGATCGGCAGCTGGGATATCGCCACCCTCAAGGAAGACGAGCGCGGCCTGTTCGGCGCCGGTGAGCTCTGGCTGGAGGATGCCCCATACGCCCGCATCGCCTACCGGGGTATGCAAACCCGATCGATTACCGGCTTGTCGATCGGCTACTACGTGCGCGAATCCAGTTTCGACGAAAAGACCCGGGTTAGAACGCTGACGAAGCTTGATCTGATCGAGATCTCCATCGTCACCGTGCCGGCTAACGACGAGGCCCGCACCGACACAATCAAATCGAAGCTCGCCCACGGCGGCCTGCCTTCGATGCCCGAATTTGAGTTGCTCCTGCGCGAGGCAGGCTTCTCGAAAACTCAGTCGGCGGTGATTGCCAACCGCGGGCTGCAGCACCTGCTCCGGAGCGAGTCCGAGGGCGACCTGGCAGCAATTGAAATCGCTGAGGCGCTGAAGTCGCGCCCGGCACTTTCCCTCCCTTCGTTTTGAGGAATCACCATGCATAACGCCATGAGCAACCAGGCTCGCTCTGAACACCGCCAGTTCCAACGCAAGGAGCACGCCGACGACAAGATCCAGCTGAAGGCGGTCAACGACCTGCTCGACCAGCGTGATCAGGAGATCAAGGCTTTCGCCACCAAGGCCGCCGCCGAGATCAAGGAACACGGCACCATCCTCGCGGACACCAAGACCGTTCTCGACGGCCTGGTGAAGGACGGCCTCGGCCTGCAGGACCGCCTGCAGGAGCTCGAACAGAAGATGGCGCGCCGCTTCGCCGCCAACGATCCGGTCGAAGCGAAGTCCGCCGGTGAAGAGCTGTCCGAGTCGGAGGACTTCCAGAACCTGCAGACCCGTGGTCGCGGTATCGCACGCATCGGCCGCAAGGCGGTGACCAACATCACCAGCGCCACGACTGGTACCGGCGGCGTCGGCGCCGGCATCCAGCCGACCCGCGTCCCAGGCATCATTGTTGGGCCCGAGCGTGAGTTCACCATCCGCGACCTGATCATGCCCGGCCGCACCTCCTCGAACTCGGTCGAGTATGTGCGCGAGAGCGGCTTCCAGAACATGGCCGCCCCGCAGGCTGGCGAAGGCGCGGCCAAGGCCCAGTCGGACCTGTCCTTCGAGCTGAAGGACACCCCGGTACGCACCATCGCCCACTGGTTCCGCGCCTCCAAGCAGGTCCTGGCCGATATCCCGCTCTTGCAGAGCTACATCAACGGTCGCGCCATCTACGGCCTGAAGTACAAGGAAGAGGAGCAAATCCTGGCGGGCGACGGCACCGGCCAGAACCTGTTGGGCCTGATTCCTCAGGCAACCGCCTTCAACAACGCTCTGCGCAAGACTGGCGACACCAAGATCGACACCCTGCGCCGCGCCATCCTGCAGGTCCGTATCGCCGAGTATCGCGCCTCGGCCATCGCCCTGAACCCGGCCGACTGGGCCGACATCGAACTGACCAAGGACGCCAACGGCTCCTACATCTGGGTGAACGTCCAGGAGGGCGGCGTGCAGCGCCTGTGGAAGCTGCCTGTTGTGGACAGTAACGCGGTACCGGAAGGCGAGTTCCTGGTTGGCGCGATGAACATCGCGGCCCAGGTATTCGACCGTGAAGAAGCTGCTGTCGAGGTGTCCACCGAGGACGGCGACAACTTCCGCACCAACATGGTCACCATCCGTGCTGAGGAGCGTCTGGCGATGGCGGTGTACCGTCCCGAGTCCTTCGTCCACGGCGAATTCGAAGCCACCCCATAATCAGACCAGGAGCGCGCCCGGGAAACCGGGCGTTACCGCACATGCCAGATATCACCGTCGTAACGACCAAGGGATTCATCAACGGCAACTCATACGTCAAGCGGGATCGCGAGATCACTGTCTCCGAACTGCGCGCCCAGGACCTGCTGCGTAACGGTCTGATCAAGGACTACCGGGAAAAGAGCGCGCCAACGCCGGACAACAAGATGGCTCCCGATCCTGACAACAAGGATCAGAACAACCCACCACCACCGCCTGCGGCAGCTGGTACGCTCAGCCTCAAGCAGGAAGGCCACGGTAAGTGGATCATCATCGGTGAGGACGAGAAGCAGGTTGGCGAGTTCGCGGGCAACAAGGCTGACGCCCAGAAGGAACTGGATCGCCTGGTTGCTGAGGCCAAGCCGGCGCAGGAGTAAGCCATGTCCGTAATTGCTATCGACTTGGCCATGCATCACCTGCTGGCCGAGCCAGAGGACCAGGCGCTGGTCCAGGCCCAACTCGACGCGGCCGAGGGTGCTGCGATGAACTTCCTGAATCGCCGGTTCTACCTGGATCAAGTTGGACTCGACCAGGCGCGAGCTGGCGTGCCAGCGGCAATGCTGGCGGCCAAGGAGGCCAACGCCGCGTCGGTAGCAGCTGCCGAGCAGGAGCAGGACCACACTCTGCGCTGTCGCCTGCTCGACCACGCCCGTCAGGCGCTGGCCGACGCCTACGATCAGGCCGACGCCATCGCCTACGGCATGGTGATCAACCCCGCAATCCAGGCTGCTTGCTTGCTCAAACTTGGCCATCTGTTCGCCAACCGGGAGGAGGTGGTCACCGGCACCATAGCCACCGAACTGCCGCTTTCGTCCCAGCACCTGTTGATGCCGTACCGCATCCGGATGGGTGTGTGATGCTGGCCGGCAAGCTCCGGCACCGCATTGATGTTCAGGAACTGGTGCCGGTACGTGACCCTATCACTTTGGAGTTCGGCGAGCCGGAATGGGTCACCCGCTGGGCCAAATGCCCGGCGAGCGTCGAGGACCTTTCCGCACGGGATTTCATTGCGGCGCAGGCCGGCCAGGCCCAGGCCACGGGCAGGATGGTGATCCGGTACCGCCCAGGGGTTCTGCCGACGATGCGCATCCTGTACCGCGGCGAGGTGTACAGCATCGTCGGCCCGCCTCTGGCTGACGCCAAATCAGGGCTCGACTATCTGACGATCCTGGTCGAGAAGGGGGTGAAGGATGGCTGACGGTGTCGAGTTTTCCATCACCGGCCTGGACAACCTACTCGGCAAGCTCGACGCGGTCGCTTACGACGTCAAGCGCAAGGGCGGGCGGGCTGCGCTGCGCAAGGCCGCCCAGGTGGTGGTGCAGAACGCCAAGGATCGCGCCGAGCGCATCGACGACAAGGAGACTGGACGCTCGATCGCTGACAACATCGCGCTGCGCTGGAATGGCAAGTTGTTCAAGCAGACCGGCGACCTTGGCTTCCGGATCGGCGTGCTGCACGGTGCGGTGCTGAAGAACGGTGGCGACCTCAGCCCGAACTCTCCGACCCCGCACTGGCGCCTCATCGAGTTCGGTACCGAGAAGATGGCGGCCGTTCCATTCATGCGCCCAGCGCTGGCCGACAGCATCAGCCAGGTAACGAGCACCTTCGTCACCGAGTACGACAAGGCGATCGACCGCGCTATCCGGCGCGCTGCAAAGAAGGCGGCCTCCACATGACACCACCAATCGTTGAAGCCTGCTCTCAGAGTGCCGCTGTGACTGCGCTCCTCGGAACTGGCCCGGGCATGCGCCTGTACTCGTTCGGCGAGGCGCCGGACAACGTGGCGAAGCCCTATGCCGTGTGGCAATTGGTCAACGGCATCCCGGAGAACTACCTGGCTGGCCGCCCAGATGCCGATGGCTTCACCCTGCAGGTGGATGTGTACGGCAGCACAGGCCCCTCGTCCCGCTCAGTCCGGGATGCCATTCGTGACGCGATCGAGCTACAGGCCTACGTCACGCGGTGGGGCGGCGAAACCCGCGACCCCGCCACCAAGAACTACCGAACCAGCTTCGACGTGGACTGGATAGTCCGACGATAACCAAAGCGACGAGGTCGCAGGAGAGAGAGATGCAGAAAGTCAAAGGGCGCCGAGTTGAGGTTGATACCCAGTTCCTGGTTGGCGATGACGGCCGCGTGTACATCAACAAAGCGCTGATTTCCGCCGCAGCCATCACTCAGGTCAAAGTTACTGGCCGAGCTCGCGTTGTTTCCTAGCGAACTCTTCCGGGCTCAACATTACTGTTGGTTTTGCATTTGGGAAAACTGACTTGTAGATCTCTTCGACCAGATCAGTTCCGTGTCCAGCTTTGCGGGAACCTTCAACTGCCATTGCCAAATGACCTTGTGTCAGCTCAGGGCTGACCTGGGCCAGCACTCGTGAAAGAGCCATGACAGTGTTCGTCAGCTGGTAAATAGCCTTGTCTGGACCGATGTTGTAATCGTCGCTCACGCAGACCTCCTAGGTCATAGATGCCCCAGTCCATGGGCTTTCCGGCAACGGACCGGGGCGGTTCATTGGGAGGCACAACGCTACTACGGCTGCACACGCCATCGTTACTGAATTTCCATCCACCCTGGACAACCAGCCAGTTAAGCCCAGCCCGCTTCGAGCGGGCTTTTTTTTTGCCCGACAGGAGACCACCATGTCAATTCTGACCCAAGGCACCCAGGTCTACGCCCTGATGCCTCCCCTCACTGGCACCGGCCCATCGACTGTAGTGGAGGTCGAGTGCGCTACCGCCTTCAACCCTGGCGGCGCGCCGGCCGAGCAGATCGAGGACACGTGCCTCAGCTCCACTTCCCGGACCTACAAGAAGGGACTGCGCACCCCGGGCCAGGCCTCACTCACCATCAACGCCGACCCGAACAGCGCGAGCCATGTCCGCCTTCACCAGCTGTCCGAGACTGACGGTGACACCACCATCAAGTGGGCGGTTGGCTGGTCCGACGGGACCGCAGTGCCTACCGTGGCCGCGGCTGGCAGCCTGGACGCGATCACCGTTACCGCCGGCGGCAGCGGCTACACCAGCGCGCCTACCGTGACCCTCACCGGCGGCGGTGGCAGCGGCGCGACCGCCGTGGCCGTGCTGGAGGATGACGAGGTGGTGGCTATCAACATCACCAACCCAGGCACCGGCTACACCAGCGCGCCGACCGTGGGCTTCACTGGCGGCGCTGGCTCGGGGGCTGCGGCCACCGCCACCGTCAACCTGGAAGAGGACTTCGTCCTGCCACCGACGCGCACCTGGTTCGTGTTCGAGGGCTACGTCGCCGACTTCCCGTTCGACTTCGCCGCCAACGCCGTGGTGAGTACCGCGGTATCCATCCAGCGCTCGGGCGGTTCCGCCTGGATCAAGAAGACCACCTGAGGTAGCCAATGAAGCTCAACATCGACAGCCTGCGCCAAGCGGGCGCCTTCACCGGCCGCCCCGTTGAGAAGGAGATCAGCTGGCGGCAAGGCGACGACACCCTGACGGCGACGGTGTTCGTTCGCCCGCTGGGCTACCAGAGCGCCGTCAGCGAC